TTTCCGGTTTATACCAAACCCCGTTAACCTGATAAGCGCACGTATCTGAAGAGCTTGCGGGTGATGTTACTATGTAGCTGCTTCTTTTAATTTCAGCAACAAAATAACCGGATCCGCCTTGCGTATTTACTAAGGCTTTCAAGTCATCACTCATTGCAAAGGAAGTGACCTCATTGACCCCATCAATATCAAAATCAACCCTAAACTCTGTGTCTCTTCGCGTGACGTCAATTTCACAACTTGAATTATAAGTGCTTGTTATTTCAGACTCTAAAACTAAAGCTGAACCGTTTGGTGGCGGGCATTCGCCACTTGATGTATTACTAGCCCATGCCGTTGGATTTTGCCCTAAGTCAGTTCTCAATGTTGTGGGTATGCCAGCCTTAAAGTTAGGATATGGATTATCGCAAGTTCCCGTGCCTCCGCTAACATCATACACATCCCTGTATCTCCATTCTCTGTATTTTACGCTCAAAACAGGCAACTCGATTCTAGCCCTAGTTAGATTGTTAACAGCTCGCGAAAGCTGATTGAAGTGCTCAGCGTAAGCGATCATATGGCTGTAGGGTCCGTGTCCTTCTGTGTTGCCTAAAGTGTCAGCATCAGATTTTCTGTCAGGATGTAAGCTAAACCAGTTGTTGTCATTAGCTTGGATCATTAACTCTCTAAACCTGTAATCAAACAGCCTCTCCAATGAGCAACTAAGCAAAAGGCATGGCTGACCCACGCTTGCAGTTCTTTCGATTGCGCTTTTCGAATCTAAATAACCTTCGCAAATTGCCCTGATGACATAGGCCCCCCACAACATGTTGTCGATAGTTAGCCGGGTGTCATAATCGTCTAGGGTGTCGTTTCCGTCCTCATAGACGTATGGCATTTTTTTTGTGAAAAAGAATCGAGGAAAACAAGCTCCGTGATAGATATTACTCTGCCACCCACTAACCCCGCTAGCATCTGCAGATTGATCGCCTATGCGAATCTTGCATTGATCACCGTTGTAGTGATAAAGCAAATACTCCACAACGGCGTTTTCATCTGAACGAGCATTAACTAACCCGGATGCGGTGTTGTCATCTGCTGTAATATAATCCTCAAAACTTTGAATGCCCCCATTAACGGCGGTGTTAGCCACTTCCTCATTATGCCGAAGCCTTCCATCTAAAGTTACTCTAATAACATCCTGCGCGGCACTAGCTCCCCTTAAAAGCTTAACTCTTTTGACCTGATAGTCTTTAGGGTAAATCTGACAACTTTTGTAAGCCTTAACTTGGCCGTCGCAATTATCTGGGCTAGGGTCACTGCTGCAATCCCCATTGTTATAATGCATGACCAGCGGATCATTTACACCCGTCTGGTAAAAATTGCTTGGTTGATTTGTCCCTAAAAGATACCGATACCCCGGAGGGTTTTCCTGATGGTTAACAGGCTTGGCTTGATATTGAAAAGTGTGAGCCCTGATTTCTTTTGCTTCATCGTCAGTCTCATCGCTCCAGTCTTCGCTTAGCAAGGTGCATCTGTCGATAAACATCCCGTCTCGATCTGCAAAGACATCCGGCTTGTAAACATTGGAAGCGGCATCTTTATAGGGCAACGACTGCAGAAACATTTGCCATTCGTTAGTTTCTCCTTGCTTAGGTGCTTCAGAAATCAGAATTTCTTCCTCGCGGATCTTAGGATTGCCACTTATTACTGTCCAATCATAGTGGCCATAAACAGCCTTAAATGTTGAGTTAACAGCATAAACTAAGTTGTTGTAGAGAACGCTTCCGCTCCCTGTGACTTTGTAAGTAGCCCCCGGGATCAGTGTGCCGGTTGTAACATTATCACGACGAGGAGCCATGCCTTCAAACATGTCAAAGTCGGGATCAACTCCACTGATTTCAAACTCCGGATAACGCCTAAATGATAACTGGCTATTGCCTTCGCTGTCTATTTCATAACCCACCAAGTGCTGCCGCTTAAGCATCCGCAAACGATCATGTATGGTTTTGCGGGTGTCTTCATAGACTGGGTTTTTCCACATCTGCTGCCCGGTTACCTCCTTGATGCTTGAGCGGTTATAATTAAGGCTCATTCCATAACGCTCGTAGTTTTCCCAAATTTCTTTTGCGTCTGCTTCGGTCCTTCCCCACCCATCTAGGTCAAGGTTGCGGCTGCTAGCTGTTCTGAGAAGGACATAAGCATCCTGCACCCTTGGCTTGAAGTCTAAGAGTTCTGCAATTTCAACAAAGACAGTTTCAAGGGCATAAAGATTGTCGTGCAGCTTTATTTGGATAACCGATCCAGCTGGATAAGGGGCCTTAAAATAGATGCTTTTACTTGTGTTAGTTCCAGCTTCAATCGTGACTGTTTCTTCTAGGTTTCCGTTAACATAAATGCCAAAGGTTTTGTCCTTATAAAGCGTGCCTAGATTGTCAACTAAGGCACCAGCAAAAACAAAGGAACTGTTGACCGTATAAGATGACTGGCCATTAAAAAGTCCGGCTGTTCCCGTTGGGCTGTTGCTTGTAAAAACTGCGTTGGGATACTCCGCTACAAGATTACCATTCCCATCATAATCACCCCTTGCAGGTGCGAGGTAATATTGACGGGTGAAAAACTCTTCAAAGTAAAACGAATGCTTGGTTGGATCCCATGTTGGCTCTCTTCTTTGACTAGTAGAACCATAATCTGCCCCACGGAAATTTGACGCGTAACTGTTAAGGGCAAAGTCAAGTTGGCCGCCTTTCTCGTGTCTTAATTGCGGATTAGATGAATAAGGTCCTTCCGCATAATCTTCATAAGGCAAGATTGTTTGCGTATCATCGTAATGATATAAAACAAACCCATAGTAGCCAGCAAACCACCCTAAGACGGGTTTGCTTATTCCGGGACAAGCACCTGTGCCGCCTGTCTCCCTGCACGTTGAATAGTTGCAAACTATATTCGGATCAACTGAGTATTTAGTGAACTTTAGGCCGATGTTATCATCGTCACCGTTAGCGCATTTCCCTAACCACTCAGGCCCCGCAAAAAATCCGCCATAGCCTTTAAGGAGAGGGCTCCTTGAGCTGTAGTTAATCTTTAAGTGCTCATCAGCTGCTTGAATAGCATTCGCAACTGAAATGTCTGTTCCCGTTGTATCTGTAGCACCCCTTTGTTTTGCAGCTAACTCCCACAGATCACGATCGCTTCCAGTTCCCGGAATAATAAGGTCGATCCCAGTTTTCTCTTGCGTGTCATAATTTATGCGATCTGACTCTTGGTAGATGTTGAGGTTTTCACTTCCAAAAACAAAAGCCCCAAAAGGGTTGAGGGGATGAACACCGCCAACAAGCCCCGGATCCATTCCGATCTCTGGCCAATCTTTGCCGCGCTCCGGCGTAATATGCGACCAATGCGACCACCATTCATCGTCAGCCGGATATTTCTGGCCGTCCCCTTGCCTTAATGTTCTAAAGACACTGTGAGCATACCAAAAAAGCCGCCAACTAGGGTCAGCGACTCCATGCTCCAAACGGTCATTAATGGATCTGGCTAAATCGTTATAGTCCCGGCTGGTAATTGGCTGACCGGGCTCAACGATCGGGGCCCTTTTGTAGCGAATAGCCATTGCATAAAGTTAGCTAACCTAAGACCAACGGGCAACAACGTTTGTAGATACGGCGGGGTTTTGCCGGACTTGCTGGATAGGTCTGCGAATCTGAGTTGATCGAGTCGTGCCACGAGTAGTCTGGCTTGTTCTTACTCCGTGGGATCTTAATTGGGCTTGCCTTTGGCTATACGAAATTAACTGCCTTATATTGCTGGCAATTTTGCCCTCGCCTCTAGGGGCTAGAATGTTTTTTTGCGCCATAATCAAAAAGCAATTCCGATTGCGTAGCAGTCAGTTCCGTTAACCTGAAAAGTGGTCTTGCCTGTGGTTGGATCTCGGAAGCTGTCGGCATTTCTAAAATAATATTCTTTGTTGCCTGATAGCGTGTAAATTTTAGGGTCAGGCGTGCTTCCAATGTCCGCCAAAGCGGTTCCGCTAGGAACTGGAACGGTAAAGGTTAATTGCCTGCTGCTGGCGTTTGTGTTTTTCACTACGATTGCAGCGGTCCCTTCCCAATTCAAATCTGCATCGGTTCCAGATGTCAATGGGGTATAAGTAGCATCAGTCAAGTTAATGCCAGCATGATTTGTGGCTTTTGGATCTATTACGGTGACGTCAGTTGCCATATTTTTTTTAGTTAATAGTTGCTAAGTTGTAAGTGAATTCGTTAAACCAATAGCGGCCATACCATTCTCGGCTGACCACGAACTGGTTGTCAGTGGTCTGAACTTTTTGTATGGGTTGCTTATGCCAGTAAGGAACGCCCGGAACCACTATACCGCCCGGTATCGTTTCGCCGGATAGCAAAGGTTCTTCCACCATCTGCGAAGGGGTAAACATTGCGTTCGTGTTGTTAAACATCTTAGGCCACAGGGCAAAATTAAAACCAGCAGTGACCGTGACTTCGTTTCGGATAACCCATTGCGGCTCTTGATATGCCTCTTGTCCTAGAAGCCAAGCCTGAGCATATCTAAGTGCGATGGTGTTTAAGTAATCAAGATCATATCCCACGTTGTAAACATAGGAGTTGAGCTTAGTTTTGTTTTCCCCCGTAACCTCTGCGGGGTTAGCCGTTGGCAATTCCTTATGATACTTGAAAGGGTAATCTGAAGTCCCCGGACTGCCTTGATCATCTGAAGTGTTAAAAGTTGTAGTTCCGGGCAGGATTTGAATCTGCCTAAAATCAAAAACCGAATCTGTCTTATTAAACCGGTGCTGGTCTATGATGTATTCAATCATGTTTGTCCAACCCGGACGCGCTCGATCTAGAATAATTGCATTGGGATGAGTGCTTAATCTTGGCTCAATCATGTTAGAGTCCAAGGTCCAAGTAGACAGAAGATCTACGTTGCCATATGTGACAGTGATTTCCCAAATTGGCCCTTGCTGCGATGTGGTGATCTCCTTGATCCAAGTGTAGTCATTGAAATAGTTTTGAGGGTAAAGCCTAGCCCTCTCAACAACTGTTGGGTGTCCCTGCCATACGTCTATGACCTCGAAGCCGGGGTTAGATAAATCGCCACTTTGCCGGGTCTCTTTATTTACCAACAGCAGAGTTCCGCTGGGGTATGGCTTAAAATTACTTCCTGAGCTTGTATAATATCGTGCCATTTATAACCTTGAGCTTAAAAGATCAACCATGCGTGTTTGCCTGCCTAGCATTGCTCGTTGAATTTTTAAAGATTCGCTTGCCCCTGCTGTTTGAGCTAAACCTACCCTTTGCAATGCGTCAATGTTTTGGGATCTTTCAACCGTTCTTTTTTTGAATCCCTCAATCAATGGAGCAGCTCCTGCAGCCTTTTCTTCGGTTAGGCCAAACTGACCTAATGAGTTGATTAACTCACGGCTTCTTGCTTCTACGTCTTCATCAAATCTATCTGCCGTTTTAGATGCACTAATTCCAGCCCGTAAAGTAGCATCTTCCATCAAAAGGTTTCCTTGCTCATCTGTTTCACCTAGCGGAATGCCTACCCAAGATTTTACCTGATTGACTTTGCGGCTGATTGCAAAAACTGAATTAGAAATTGTTCGAGATACATAATCGAAACTTTTTGCCACTAAATCACCAATGCTTTCAAAGCCTCCAAATTTCTTTAAAACTCTTTCAATAAAAATTTCAATAGTTGCAACCATCTTGCTGCCGCTCTTGATGATTTTTTCAAAAGTTTCGTCTGAAATAATTTTGCCGGACTCCTTGGCTTCATCTCTAAAAAACTGGAAGTTTTCAGAAAAGCTTTTCAGCAGCCTAACCCCATCGGAGCCTAAAACTTTCGTTGCTGCATTAATTTCTAAAAGCCCAAGTTTTGCGCCTTTGGCATTGGAAGCGATCTTGTCAAAAATCTCATCAGGTCTTTTTGTTCTTATGTCTCCAAGCGATACGCCTAGCCTTAAAAAGTCATTACTAACCCCTCCGACCATTCCTTGGGCTTGCATTTCTGCAATATTTTCTATCGCATCCCTGACGGTTCCAGCTTCAAGCCCGGCCATCTTTTCAGCAAGGGCAAGCTCTTGGGCTTTTTCTGCACTAATTTCAAGATTCTCAGCAAGCTCTTTCGACATTGAAACATGGCTTTTAAACGGCCTCAGAATCGCGTATGCAGTTGCTGAAAAAGCTGCTAATGCTATTGCTGCACCTCTAAGCTTCCGGCCCATCTGTGCAATCTCTGATCCGATTCTTAAAAACCCTTCTCCGGCAATGTTTCCGGCCTTGCCTACATCATTAGTTGCCTTCTCTACCTGCTTTGCTGCGTTGACAGCCTCAGAAGGATCTCCTCCGAAAATAAAATCGACCTTTTCAGTTGCCATATTGTGCTTCTGTCATCCGGGATAAAAATTCCCTGCGTTGTTTTTGCTCGTCGGTCACAATGCTCAACTTTCCGTTTGCCACTAAAGCTCCGAAGCAATCATTAACTGCCTGCTTATAAGGCATGTTTTCAATCTCTGATGGTTGGCATTTCCATTGGCTTGCTAACATCCACCTAAGCGACTGAAGCCAAGGCATTGTGTTTTCATTTTTGCCCTGCGCATCGTCTTCCCAAATTTCAAAGGTATCATTCTGCCATGACCAATAAACAAGAAACTGCTGCAACACCTCAATGAACAGTTGCGGTTTTCTTTTAAACTTTTTACCTACCTTTTTAATGTAACGAGTGTGCCAAAAGCTTCCTAGGTTTTTGTAAGCCTTCTTCCAATCCCGGCTCAAAACCCAAAGGGCATTCGCCAAGTCAGCTTCCAAAAATTTAGCATCTTTTTTAACTAGTGAACTGTCTAATCTGCACAGCAAAGCATAATGCCCGACAGTCATGGGCCATAAACGATACCGCCAGACCCTAATAGGGGCTGGCAGCATCATTTTAGAATATGTGTGGTTACCGGTCACATTACTGGCCAACCAAGTCCATCGCAACCTTGTCGCTGCTGTTAATTGTTGATCCATTATCTACGGCTCTAAGAGTCATGTTGCCAACTTTCCAGCCCTGATTGCTTCCAGTGACTGATCCGCTTCTGAAGTTATAGGTTCCGTTGAGGTCACTATTATCCATATTTTCTAGCTCAATTTTTGCCATTAAATTTGGCATGATCAAAGACCTAGCATCGAACTCGCCACCCGCTGCCCCGCCGGTTGTTAATGAGCTTCCGAACTCGAAAGTTAAGCTAATTTCAAATTGCGCTCCCGCAAATGCCTCACAGACCAAAGCTCCATATTGGTCATAACCTTCCACATTGCCAACCATTGACGGAGTGTAAGTGTACCCCGTGATGACACATTTTTTTGTTCCTGTTAAGGCAGCCCATTCAGTGTCGGTAGCACCATTCAGCCCAATATTGCCTTGGATTCCGTAAACTCGTGACTCTGTTCCGTATAAATAACTCATCTTTTTTGAGGTGTTTTAATTTGAATGCTTGCGGTAACCGTCAGCTGTTCGATAAACCTTTGAGGCGGTGTCTCGCTTGTTATGCTAATATTATAAAAAGTGCTTGTTGAACCTTCTGGCAAGTAGTTGTGGATTTCTTCAGCGATTTTCCAAGCAACGTCCCAGCCTCCCACGTTTTTGCCCCAATCTGAATGATTAAACTGATCATTGAGTTGAAGCTCCACTCGCATATTAGCCAGCCACGTGTTTCTGTCAATCTGACTAAATGTGCCGGGCCTAATAATAATCCCAAAGCCTATACGCTTTAAGCCTGCTTCTAGTTCGTTCGTAATATTCGATCCACGCCAAATGTGAACCGGAATTTTGCCGGACTCACCAACTGAGTTTGCAATGATCGGGATTTTTACGATCCGATCATGCAAAAGCTGCTGAATGCCGTGGATTACGTTCATTAAAAGTTGATTGTGTCAACGTAGCCCCCGGCAAACTCAAACCCGGCTCGGTCTTCAGTGCTAGGGGTAAGAGGCTCAGCGATTCCAAAATTGCCTTGAGCAACATCCCTGAGGCGTTGCATGGCTTCCTCATAGCTGTTTCGCCTCTGCTCACCAACGTCCATCAGATCCCCTCCAAGCCTTTTCCAAACCTCTACCACTAAAATATCCAGCGTGGTGCTTACAAGGCTTTCTGGGACGGTGCCAGACTCTCCTAGCGTGTATCTGCCGGACGCATCTATGTATCCCCGGACCATGTTGACAACCCGGCTGATTGCAGGCGTCAAAAGATCCTCAAAAGGAGGAGGATCCATTAAGGCAACCCCTTGATCAACCTCGATTAGTTCCCCCTGATCCGTTTGAAAAAGATCGCCTGTCTCTTTCTGAAGTCTTCCAACGGATTCAACTTCTGAAGCGGCCATGACCTGATATAGGTCATCTTTTGTTAAGGTTACCCAAGCCATCAGCTTTTATCTAAAATACTCCGGATGATTCCCCAAGTGCCGTTTGCTTTCTGCATGGCCTTCTGAGTTTTCTTTATAAAGCTTAGCTGATCCGCAAGCTCGCTTTTGCCTAGCTCTTCTTTAACCGCTTGGCCAAATTCAACAGCATCAACTGCCGCTTTTTTGTAATTACGGCTCCTCCACAAGCCGAAAATGCTAAGAGCACCAAGAAGCACAGAAGAAATAAATCCTCCGATTGGTTGAGGAGCGACCTGACCGCCTAAAGTTATCCCTGCTTTAATGTTAGGCTTAGTGACCCAGTTGGTGACGTTGGTTGGCACTCCATCAATCATCTCAGTGCTCACCTCTGCCTCAAAGGCGGCCCCGCCTATTTTTTCGAGGACGGTGCATCCGCTTAGGAAGTAGATCGCCAAAATTAAGTAAGATATTTCAATCGCGTGTTTCATCTTTAATTTTTGCTAGTTATAGCCAATGAGCCCCGGTGCTGTGCATCCGCCTAAAAAATAAGCGGCAAAAATCAACCATAAGGTGCTAGTCGTCGGATTCATCTTGTTTGTCTTTTTTCCTAAGAAATTCAATCCAAGCTGTCCCGGCCTTAGCTATGCCATACGCTAAGGTTGATAGCCCTATGCCGACCCGGATCCAGACGTCCAGATCTGAGCCCGTCACAGTGAAGCCAATCGCTCCAATGAGCGTTACCTTCAACCCTTCTGTCCAATGTTGACCCATTGGTCAGGCCCATACCCTAGCCGGGGTGGCTGGTGTTGGATCGACTTTGTAAGCCTCCAATGCCTCGCCATCCTCTGAGCCTAGGCAACGCACGTTGACGTGGTAGCCGAGGGCGTATTGAGGTGGCACAGTTTCCTGACCGTTTTCATCGTATTGCCCCGGCACATCTACAACCAGTGGCAGCACGTCGATGTTCCGGTAGTTGGGACGTTGCTCAGTGGCGGTCACAACGGGATTCTCTAAATCAGTGTTATCCCACTCGGTTGGAACCTCAGTGTATAACACACCGTTGGCTTCAGCCTCGTTGGCGAACTTTAGATAATAATCGATAAACATGTGATTGAGTGTCAGTTGTTAGCTAGTTAGAGCTTGGAGGTTGGTGTCGCTCAGCGCCTCGTTGTAGAGGGCGACTCGCTTGACGTGGCCGTTGGCTTGGTAACTCCCGTTAAAGCCGACTCCGATTCCTATCGTGGTTGTCACTGGGGCCACTCCAGCCGTGTCGGTCACAACTGTTCCGCCGTCGCCGCACACGCCAAAATCATCGGTATCAATTCGCATTGCGAATTTAGTTGCGCTGGCTAGGTTTGCGCTCACAACCGTTGCGTTATCGGTTACCGCGAGTAATCGGTAGTCTTCAGTTGAATACGGTCGCCACAATGCCCACCTGTTTGATGAGGTGGTATCACTCAGACCGATTAGGTGACCTGATGCAGAGCCAGTAGAACCCTCAACCATCGCACTCACTGGACCCTGACTCACCCCAACATCAGCCATAGCTACAGATAACGACTCAGCCGCCCTCGTTGCGGCACTCCCAGAAGTTGAAATTGGCGATGACGCAAAGCTGCCTAATTCATACTGAATTTTCGAGCAGATGACGCCGCTGTAACCATCGCCAGCATAACCGTCGGACCCGTCCGACTTGATTATTTGAACCTGTATGTGACTTGCGCTAGTGCCAGCGGTTCCGGTTCCAACGCATCGATACCATCCGTTGCCGACAGATTCAATTGTCGCTGTGCCAGCCGTTGTGGTAACGGACCCGCTGCCGCTCAGGGTAAACACAGCCCCAATTTCGCCCGTGTATGGTGCCGCCGTGCGGAAAGCGACAAGCCGCACACGGTAATTATTAACGGCTTTAAAATAACCGCTCAACGTGTATGAGCTAGAGCTGCTGACGCTGATGGAGTTACTCCTCACGTAGTGAGCCGTGTCGGTTGTGTTTGCGATTACTAAATCTGCTGTCAGGGTTCCGTCAGGTCCAATAGCTGAATCTGACTCAATTACAACGTCCCCAGACGACCCCCAACTTGCTAGCGCATCACTTTGCGGGTTGAGGTTTGTGGCTTGCCCCTCAATCAAAATACCTCTAGCCGCTGATTGCCCATCTGTTGACGGGTCGTATTCAAAGCGGGGTTGCCCAGCAGTAGCCACCGATTTTAATGTGGGCGCATACTCACGGTGAATTTGGCCGCTGGTTTCATTGAGGACGGTCTCGCCAGTGCTGGACACCTGAATGCCCCACACTGCAAACGAGTCTGCGCCTGACCCAGCATATGTGGAGGTGCTGTTGTCTGCCCCGATTCCAGCGATGACTAGATATTTAACACCACCAACGTGACTGGTGCTGAGCGTTACGCTGACCTTGTAATACCCATTACCTGACGCTGTAATTGTTGCGTCAGAAAAGCCTGTTTGCGCTGTGCCGACAGCACCGTTCTGAATATCGAACCAGACGTATCTGTCTACAGCGGAACTGTCGGTCAGCCTAATTCGCACCCACTGGCGACCTATGTATTTGAAGTAGCCGCTGAAAGTGATGGCACTCCCGTCCGTTACAACTTGCTTGTAAATTCGATGGTGAGAAGTCGCGCTATTCTCAGTCAACTTGTAGGCATCAGTCCCTCCGTCTGGGGCGGTTTGCCCACCAGTCTCGGTCACGCCATCCTTGGTCCAGCTTGATTGACTGATGTCACCGCTGTAGTCAATGAGGTTCTCCGAACTTAGATGTTTCTCATTACTCCAGTAATGAACCGCACTGGCAGCAGCTTTGGTCGCGTCAATCGGCGAGTCGCTACGGCTGAACGTCATCCGTGGGTCCAGCCTACCCGCATTAGCTGCGTCTAGGGCAAAGACCGGACGTTGACTTGGATAGGTCGAGCTGAACGATGCCATAGGTTAAGCCTCGGTTGGAGTTTCGGTATCAACTGATTCTGGCTCAGTTGCTTCTTCAGCAGCAGCTTGTTCGGCTTTGTGAGCCTCGAATGCTGCGCGAGTGTCTGCGTCCCACGCACCGTTGGCGACATCAACCACACGCTGGGGTTGGTCCGTCAAATCGGAATCTGGGTTGAGGACGTAGCGCGAGAATGATTTTGATGAAGCGGGTTGCCCGTCTTCCTCAAAATACGTTGCTTGCCGAACTTGAACGTGCCAGCCGATAACTTCGATTTTATCGACTACGGTAGTTTTGGTGATTGCCATAATGATTTTAGTTTGTGGTCCGTCCCAGCTATCCCGCTGGGATAAATTGGTTATGCTGTGGTGTAGGTTCCACCGATGACAAAATTGCTGTTAGCCTGAACTTTTGTTGCGCCAGTTGTTCCGCTGCCTGTGCCCCCGGTGATTCTAATGGTTATCTTGCTGGAATTATTCTCCACAAAAGCGGCCAAATCGGTCGCTGAGGCTAATGCGGCTGAATGCAGTGAAATATTGCTTCGGTTGTTGGCAACATTAGCACTGGCATACGGCAGACCCGTTATTTCAAGCTCACCCGTTGGACTGCTAACGCTGTCTACAACAACTTCGCCGTGTATATGAACGAGGTTCCCAACTTTGGTGTAAAAAATGGTGTTGTTCGCCGACTTTATAGTCACCGAACCGCCACCAGAGCTAAACGCTACCGTGGCAGTCCCCTCCTCATAATCTGAGATGGTCGTACTAGCACCTGACCCGAAATCTATGCCTGTTGAGTTGGCGACTAGATTGCCAGTGGCAGAGTCGATTTTCCAAGCAATCGTTGACCCTGTGCCTCTCGCGAAAATCAGGTTGTTGCCGCCGCTGCTGAAATTGGTTCCAACTCGGAACTGGAGAGCGCCGTTTTCGTCGCTAAAATCAACCGCGTGGCCAGTGCCAGAGGAGCCTTTGACCAGATTTAAATTTACGTAGCCACTGCCGCCATCGACGCTCAGCCCGTTACCTAAATTAATTGCCGGAGCTGACCCGATGCCGACCCGCCCCGCACTGTCGATGGTGCAGCGGGTTGTGCCACCCGTCTGAAGTTCTAAATTTGAGCTGGTGCTGGGGCCGATTTGAACCGCCGAGCCACTGGTCCCAATTCTAAAATTTGCGTTGACCGTGTTGGTAAAATCGGCTTTTACGTTGTCTCCAGTTTTAGACACTGTTAGCGGGTAGGTGTTAGACCCGCCAATGCCTAAGTTTCCAATAATTTTATCGGTCACCTCCAGCGTCTCGACCTCGGCATTAGCAACTGATACTGCCTCAGCCGATTGATAGGCCATCGTACCGAGCTGGCCGTTCATTGGAACCTCGTTCGGTGCAGTGCCTACGTCTGGGATTTCAAGAGTTGTTTTGGCCTCATCCAAAGTTCCCTTACCATCAAGCAGATTGACTACATCCGGAACCTTCTGCCAGACGCTCCCATCGTAGACAACTGCATCTCCAGCAAGAAATGAAATTGATCCGGCTCCAAAATCCACGGATCCGGAGTCTGAAGCGTAATAGGTATCTCCACCGGTCCCGGTTCCATTAGCTAGGCTAGGCGTATTAGTAGAAGCTGCCCAAGTTCCTTGATAACTAAAAGCTGAAGAAGGCAACTGGCTAACAAGAACCTTGTTCCCAGCATCTAGCGTAGCAAGCTTATAGGTTGACGGATCTGATGTGTAAAACCCGGCAACAGCAGCAAGGAAATCAGCCCGGCTAATTCTGCGGGCTCCGTTAGCGGCTCCGCTCAATAAAATAAAATCATCCGCTGCAGGTGAGGTAGCTGCATTGGGCAAGTCCTTAACTCGAATGTAAGTGGGCATAATTAATCAATGCTGTCTAGTTGTATGATGGCCCCAGTGTCTGTTGTGATCACCTCGGTAGTATCCGTCTCGAGATAATAAGTCGTTATTATTTTCTCGATCAGATCATAACCAGCAGCACGGGCAATGATGCTGCTTAATTTTAACGCAAAACTAGTTAGGTTCATGCAGAATCTCCGGCCTTGTAACCAAGGATTGGCCCGGTTGATGTAACTTGAACCTGTGTGAAATGAAACGGCAACAAGGTGCCAGCCGGGTAAGTCCCAGCAATATTACCTTCGGCATCTGTAACAGTTGCGCTGTTGATAGTCGCTTCTGCTGAAAACTGAAGGCACATTAAATTCACGCCAGTGTAGTTAGTCCCGGAAGTCAAAACCTTGGGCCTGTAAGGACCGTTAGTTAGAGCTTGCTTGCTCTGCAAATCAAAATCATCGTCCGTGGTTTGGACCAGTGGGTTGCTAAAATCTCGTTCTGGCATGTGTAAAGGTTTTTTAAAGGGGAGCAGGGTTTGATCCCTGCCCCCCATTGTGGTGTATGACTACGATTAGGCAGAGGTGCAGGTGAGTCTCTTAACCGCTTCAGAGTTGGTGATCGCAAATTGGCGATTCCAATCGACCGCAATGATGTCCGACCGGCTAGGCTCGTCACGATAGGTGCGAACGGACTCGATGCCGCCACGACCGGTTGTGAAGCACTTAGCGAAGGAAGGATCTTCCATTGTTGGGTTCTGGTCAGCGTAGAACAGGAAGACATCAGAACCAACGTTTCGGCTCTTGTTCTTGGTTGCTCCGGGCTGAGCTGCGTTATACATCAAGCCGCCGATCTGAATCTCCACAGGGAAGATGAGAACGTTGCTGATCATGTCGCGGGTGATGCTGGCGAATCCGCTCTTGAAGCGAGCTTGGGTCTTGGCATTGTTGCGCAGGATCTGCCAAGCCAAAGTTCCAATGAGGATTCGGTTAGGGCGACGACCAAGGGCTGTCTCAATGTTGACAAGCTGCTCGTCGAGCTGCTCGATAGGATCGGTGTTTGCATCCCAAGTTCCCTTGCCAGCCTCAGCGGAAACGGCTCCCTTGATGTAGGTGAACAGATCCTTTTCATGCGACAGGGTAGCAGAGGTGACCAAAGAACGAACCTTGCTTTGCTGGAGTCCAACGATATCAGCGGCGTCTTCGCGCTCGAAGTCATCAATGGGGTTTTCCAGAGCATGAGGCTCAAGGTTCAATTGGCCATCAGATGCAAGCCAAGGGATACGGGTAGCAGGGCCACCTATAGCACGTTGGGTTTCGTATGCCTGCCAGCTGTTAACCTGATCATAAATCTTGTAACGGGCACGGGCCGAAGGAGACGTGACCTGTGGGCAGATGAAGTTAGCTGCTGCGCTCTCCAGATCAGGGATGATTGCCTGAGCATAGGTCGTCAACAGAGGGTTGCTTGATGCACTAGAAATTGCGCTCATTATATAATTACCTTTCTAAATTAAGATTTAGCCAGTGGCTGAGAAAGCAAACGAGCTTTGATCAATGCATTTGCTGCACCAGTCTCAAGCGCTACTGCTGACCAGTTTTTGTTAGTTGCTGCGGCCTTCCAAGATCCGTCAGTGTGATTGCCAAGATGGGTTCCGGGGTTTACAGTTCCGGGGGTTCCAGAAAGCTTAACATAGACAACTGCATTGATGCCATTAAGAGCAACGCTGCTTTTAGATCCGGAAGCTGCGCCATCAGTGATAACGCCCTCCGTCGTCAAAGCTGTATCAGATGTTTGCAGGGCAGCTTTCCCGGAGGAAAAAACCACTCCATAACCTTCTTTGCCGGTGTGATCTTCGTTAGCCTCAAGAGTGACTAACAAACCGTCTTTAGAAATTCCGTATTGCATTTAAATTCCTTTTATTAAGAGTTGAAAACTTCTGGCTTCGATTCACGGGCCAGTCGAAAAGCGTCTTCGCCAGAGATGGCTGGGTTTTTTGCCATAATCTCAGCGATTACATTGTGCATGACTTCAGAAGGCTTTTTTGCAGCCACCTGATCAGGGTTAGCAGGGGTGATGCGTCCGGTAAGAACTTCTTGAGCCTTAGCCAAAACTGGCATTGCATCAATCAGGTCTTTAGCGGCAACAAGATTCCCGTCAGCAACAGCCTTGAGAGCGTTAATTGCTTTGTCATCTTTAGCAGCAACTTTGCCGTCCTTAATAGCAGATGAAACAAGTTCAGCAACGTCACGTGCTTTAGCTTCTTTTTTCATCTCCTCGTTTTCGTCCATTTGGGCCTTATACTTGGCCTTCATGTCCTTAATGGTGGCCTTCAATTCTTCGTTTTCGGCCTCTAGCTTCTTGAGCTTGTCTTCGTGTTCTGGCATTTTATTACCTTTTGTGGTTTCTTGTTTGCGTTCTTGATCAGGCATTTCTGAGGCCGATACGAATCGCAAATCTGTATCATTAATGTCCTTTGCTGCCATGACTGCGGCAATGGACCTGAAAGCTGGTCTATTAACTAAGCCCCCGGCATTAGGGGTTGTGCCAATGACTTTGCCCTTGGCATCAGTAAGAAAGGTGGGGCTAAAGCGTTTGTAGCTGCCGCCCTTTAGGGCCTCAGCCCCTTCATGTGACCACCGGATCTTGGCCCGGATGCCTCCGGTGCCGGGATCATCACCGCCCCAAAAAAAGCCTTCAACCCATCCGGATGCATTTTCATCGTTGTGGTTGAAGTCAATGTATGCGTCGAATCCTTGAGCTTTAATCTCCTCAAGGGATTTGTTTAGAGCCTCGACAATCTCCTCGCTTACTGTGACCTGAAGCTTAGTGGGCTTGTCATCTTTAGATGCTACAATGCTGTGTTCGCCGGGTGGCATCCATTGGATGTCGGCAGGTGGCTCACCGTTAATGTGGATCTCGTTGCCATAGCTGGCTTGGATCTTTGCAAAGCTAATCATTTATGATCTGCCAAATTGTAGGAATAATTTTAAGCCCTTGTTAAAGGCTTCCTTAATTTGTTCCGCAGAAGGTAACGAACCCGGCCAAGGCTTCTGGTTAACTTCTTCTTTTAGCAAATAATGCGGTTGAATGTCCCCGTCAACCCTAGAAACTAAAAGTCTGTTTCCTTTTTTTGATTTTATAGGAAACAGAGGAGCTACCTCATCAGAAAATTCTCGGGCTCTTCTGCCGTATGCTTCTTTGCTGATCGGTATAGTTAGGTAACGCACTCGCTTTGCCTTGATTCGTCCACCGTATATTTTTTGAGCTATGCGAGGATCAAGGATGCTTACCACTGCTTCAAAGCCACGAATAAAGGGAGCCTGCACACTTTCGGAAATCTGAGCCCAAAAGTTGGTGCGTTTACCACCTAAGCGATTAGGCTCTTTGCTTCCCTTTTCTATATAATGAGCCTTTAGCAATTGACTGACTTCTGTAGCACCTATTTTTAAGGCTGCAGTGTATTCCTCCGGGCTTGAAAGCTTTTTGAGGATTTCAGATTCGGAAATGTCGATGCTAATCTGCATCCGGGTTTTCCATGTTAAACTGATTTAATCTCTCAAAAGCTCCATTGGCAGCAGCTGACCCCATAGCCTCCTCAAGAGCTGTTTGCAATGCGTCATGGTTAATCTGATCAAAAAGCTCTGGCATTTCTTCTGTAAGTTTCTCGACCGCTTCAGCAAGCTGTTGGTCGCTGATCTCATCACTTTGTGCCAGAGAAATCATTTTATCAAAGACAGGGCGAACCGGGCCTAGCCATTCGGCATTAACCCCTGTTAATCCCTCCATGACTGAATCTGTTAACCTGTCATTTTTTGTGGGTATATCCCTTGCCTCTACCTTTGAAGGGTTACAGCATTCGCAATCATCCTCGACAACCTCGCCAGACCAGTCCGAAGCATCTAAAACATCTTGCACGGTCTTTCCCTTTTCCCACATTTTACAGGACCAGTAGCGAGCCTTCCACTTAGGGCCGGGATCATCGCAATTAT